GAGGGATCCACCTTTGCTCTTTAAATTTTACATTTGAATTGAGCATTTTCTTTTCCTTAAATTTAGTCAAATCAAAATTTGATCTAAGTTCAGAGGAGAGAGCAGCCGTTAGCGATTCGCTTTTTTTAGTTCTAGCCATAATGTTTTTTTAATTAAAAGGGTAAATCGTCGTCTTCTTCGTCAAATAATGAATCAAACTTATCTGCTTTGCTTACTTTAGCAGCAGCAGGAGTTTTGATTGAATAAGTTTTTCCAGTTGATTGTGGAACTACTTCTTCTTCTTTTTCATCATCGATGATAGCACCTTCTTCATACTCATCCTCAGGAGTCAAATGTTCTTGAAGTGCTTGTTTCATGTCGTCGAATGAATACTTTTTAAAGACTTCCATTGGGTTTGGTTGATTTTCCAACAACGCTTCAATTTCAGCTTTATCAGCTGCCAATGGTGTTTCTTTAACTTTAGGCATGATAGTAGTCTTGTTGTAATTTGTACCTGTTACTTCAGGACCTACTGTTGTTAATGTAATGTCACGACCGCTCATTACATCTGTGAAATCTCCTACGTCCTCGTTATCAGCAAGATTCAAGAAATCCATGTACAATTCTTTACCAAATTGCCACAACTTAACACCTTCTGCCTCTTCGCCACGTACTACTACGGGAACAAAAATACGCATTTTAGGATCAAGTTTTTTAGCCAAGCGCCAGTTTTCTTTGTCGCTAGTGCTACGCAATTGTTTTGCGAATTCTACAATAGGATCTTTATCACCCCAGTTGATTGGAGACACCATAGTGTTTTTACCAATACCGTAATGGAAATACATTTCAGTAAACGGATTCTTCTTATTGTACTTAGATGGTACAACTCGAACAATTTGTTTACCTACAGATGGTTTCCAAAAAACGGATTTTTTCTCTCCACCGCCTTTGCCAGCGGATTTTGACTGCATTGCAGACAGTCTGTTTTTCATTTCATTTAAATCCATAACTAATCAATTTATATTTATAACGTGAATATACTAATCATTTGGTAGAATACCAAATTAAAGTTCAACAATTTTGTAAACTTTTGTATTCAATTGTTTTAAGTCTCCATTTTGGGTTAGGAGAATACAATTTTGATAGTGTTGCCAATTTACTCTGAATGCAACATCAACTACCCCACCATTTAATTTTTTAATCAAATCGTTTAGGGCATTAATTGTATATAAGGTGTTGGTTTCTTTTTTTCTGTGTACTAAAATAGTATTGAGTGGAATGTTATTAACATTTCCTTGATCTACATTGTATGTAATAACATATTCGTTTGTGCTTTTAACAAAAAGGACAAACATTTTATTATACATTATAGTGTATGTGTCTGAAATACTGGAGACCATATCTTCCAGTACATCCTCAGTAACGAACGTACAAAATAACTTATTGTTCAAATCTTTATAATTTAATTGAGTTTTCTCCCAATAAATATTATAAGGATTATTTAAAATCGTAACTGCTTCCATGCTTAACCTTTATTTGTAATTTTTTATTTTTAAAAATGTTTTCTATGTCATCTAATAAATTTTCACTTTCGTCATAATCCAGTAAAAAACTGTCATAAGTATATAATACCAATTTAGTGTTTTTACCTTTTAATAATTTATGTAACGCTATCAAGATACAAACATTGGTTGACGTTTCCAAGTTTTGTAAAATATAATTAAATAACTTTTGTGGATTCATGTTTTCTAGCTCATTTGCTTTAAACACATATCCGGACCCCGGAACTATCACTTCACCTAAATCCGTATATTCAGTCCATTTTTCATTAATGAACTTTGTTACTTGTTGAAAAAATTCAAGGTGCTCATACTCTTTAAATACGCCTCCGTATAGTTGCTTAAACGTAAGTTCCTTAGCTTCTTTATAACTCGTCCCATACATGTCGGCAAACACTTGGTGAACATCCTGTCCATCAAAATCAAAGGAAACCAAACGGGCAGCAAGGTTAGGATGATATGCACTAATATCGTATTCAACAAATTTACCTGTTGGTATAAAACTTTTACGAGCGCCGCTTTCTTTGTTTAGAGCGGCAAAATTAACGCCATTAAAAGTGTTACTTGGTCTACGTGTAGTTGTAAATAAGTTATAACTTGTGTAGATTTTGTTATCCCGGATAGAGTATAAAGGGTTAACTTGAGCAAAATGCTGTTTAAAAACTGTTTCATCTATGTTTATTCCATTTTTTTCGATTCCAAAGAATGCGAGGGTTGATTTATTATTATAAAAGTCAAAATACGCGGGTAAATCCTTAGTAAAATGTGGTTTTACCTTATTATAAATATTTTCACATACTTCATAATGCTTAACTATCGGGATTACTTTATTTATTTTTGGGTTGTCCGGATACTTGTTTTGAAAATATGTGTGAGTTGGTGTTTGTTCTTGTATATACGGAGGATGGAGAATGTTTAGGTCGAGCAGGCTTTTAATCTGGAGATGATATAATGCTTGTTTCTTGTCTCTTACCCATACTGTTTCTATTTCGGAAAGTAATTGATGGATGTGTGTTATATTAACACTCATTGACTCACTATGATCTGCGCACAACATGAATCCTTTTTGCTCTATAGACGGTCTAAAATACACTAAAGACACACCATTAAACGCGGGGTGTATCTTATCATGATAAGGAATAATTTCAATGAATGCTTCCTTGTATTTTTTATTAATCAAATATTCAATTTGATCTTGAGTTTCTATTAACCAAAACATTTATAACCTATTTTACACGAATGTAATATAATTATCTCATGTCTCCAAGTCTATTTACACTTAAATCATTATGATTATCATTAATTAAAGAACTTATATCTTTATTTTTATCTGCTCCTTGATAAAATTTAATGTAATTTGCTTTTAAATAAAGTGATAAACCCTTAAAACCGTTTTTTTCAGATAATCTAACTAAATTTCTATTAGTTTTATATACATTTTCTATATTCCCTGAAATTTGCCAGGGTATAGATGTAACATTATATAATTGCCAAAGATATTCACTATTATGTTCTGCTAAATTTTCAAAGGTTGTTTTATCAACCTCAATAAAATTGGAAGCATTTGCTTGTTTTGCAAAATACCTACTAAAATATCCTATTTGGTAATTTTGTGATGTTGGTTGTGGATAAAATGGAACCGGGACTTTTTGACTTGTTGGAGGTAGTTCTAAATTTTGTACATACGTGTTTAAAGAACTAGTAGTATTAAATGATGTTTGTAATTGAGTATATAGACCTTCTTGAGCTAATGAATTACCTAATTCTATAGGATCTACTAATTCTTCAGGATATCTATTAGATTGAGGATTTATACCTACATATTTTTGACCAGTTGATAGTTTATAATAAGAACCAACATACGGGGATAAATCCGATGTTTTAACTAATTCTCCATTGGTAAACAAATTAGTTTGAATTTTAGTTTTTGGATAATAAGCCATTATTGTAAACCTTTAATTTTCCATTTTCTATTTGAACTAACAGTAAGACTTTCAATTTTAGTTTCCCATTGATTGTTATCAATTTTGTGAGAAATACCTTTAATTAAAAAATCAATTACTCCTTTTTGATCTCCTGATTTGTAACTATATGGGAGGATTTGTTCTGTAATAGAAAATCGTTCATAATTTCTCATTCCCGAAAGACCTTTCATATTTAATGAAAGATTAAAAGGAATAAAAAATGGTGAAGGCATTAAATTATCTATAGCATCATTACCTGTTAAGTATAATGCTACATCTCTATTTGCTGATCTAATAGAATCAATGGTATCTTTAGAGTAAAATTTATCTTTGTATAGTGAATTAACAACTTTACTTACTTGTTGGATATTTGTTTCAAATATTTTTTTAGGATCTGCTTTTCCTGTTTGGGCACCTTCAATACTATCTCTATCTAATTTTACACTAATTAATCTATCTGTAAATCCTTTATTTAATTTAGATAAACCTGTAGCATTTTCTCCAACAATATTTCCTCCTGCTTGGGCAGAAATAGTTGCCATAGCAGCCATATTAGGAGGTAATTCAACTTGAAAATCAACATTAGTTATAAAACTACCATAAGGTGTATTTTCTGTTCCTATACCGTATACTTGGAATACTGCTTGATTATTTTCTTTTTTTTCTTTATCGTTTATTAAATCTTCAATTTTTTCTAAACTACTACCTTCAATTATTTTTAATTGATTTTCTTCAGAATCAAAAACAGGTTCCATTTTATTTACGTTACCTAATACATCATTAATATCATCTAATAATGAAGATAAGAATTTAAGTAAATTTGTTTTACCATTTACGTCAGTATTCTTATCTAAACACCCGGCTGTGTGATCAATATTAACAAATATATTCATTAATTTACCAGCATAATCATTATTATCAACAAAATATCCTTTTAATTCAGGTAAAACATCCCATTTAACAGTTCCCTCAATATTTTTACCTGGGTATTTACTTGGAATAATACATACTTTAGGATCTGATGAGAATTGTGCTGGAAAACGTAGGCAATAATTTCTTTCAGGGTTAAAATCTATAGTAAATATGGGATTTGCGTTTTTAGGAGGTAATTGAGTATTTTGTAAAGTTGTTGGTTGAGTTAGATTACCTGTTTTAAGTGCGATTTCATAATCTTTAGGGGTATAAAGTTTAGTAGTATCATACAATAAAAGATTATTTTGAACCCATTCTAGTAGGTAACCTAATCTTACATAATAAAAATTTAAACTTAATTTTGCAGCTCCTGTAGATGTAGGGTTTGAGGAATTGGCTGATAATGTAAGTTTATAAAGATTATCTTTATTTGTTGTTCCCGTTATTGCTTCTTGTCTCCAATTATATAATTGTAAATTTAATGAGGTTTTATTTTTTAATTCTACGGAAGTAACTGGGGATAATTGACGAACTTCTTCTTCTTTTTTAGCCGCTTGAGATGCAACATCTAAACCTCTTCTTTTTCGATCGTTGTCTTGTTTTAATTTTAAATCAGCAGCTTCTTGTGCTGCTACTTCACTTACTTTACCTACTAAATTTTTTTTATCTACAACTCCTGAAATACCATCTGCTACTTCTCCTAAATAATCAATTTTATCTTTAATAGCTCCCTTATATTCTCCTATTTCTTTTAATCGTTTAATTATACTATCTATAGAGGTTTTAGCATTTAAACCAGCATATTTAGTATCAAATAACCCAGAAGCATCATTTGAAAATTGAACATTTTCTAAAGCTCCAATGTTTGCTTGATTAGCGTTCCATCTTGATGTTAAACGTACATCATCAATATCAGCAACTAAATCATTAATTGTGTTTGAATAGGATTTTACATAAGGTTTATAAGATTCTACTTTTCTATTTAACTTATCTATTTCATCTTGAACAACTTTTTTATTTTCAGCAAGTTTTGTTTGTGAAGCTGTTTCACTTTCATCTAAAGCATCATAAGCAGCACTACGATTTGCATTTCCTTTTTCAGCTATCTGTGATGGAGTAAGATCTGTTTTACCCGTAACAATATTAGCTTTATTAACTTTAAGAGATTCAATAATATCTCCTAAACCTACTAATTTTAATTCAATATCATACGAACCATCATCATTAAATTTCCAATTAAAATTTGTTACTTTACCTAACATAGCATCGTAATTATAACAATCGTCTTTTCTTTGTTTTTGGATTGCTGTAATAATATTCTGTTGGCTAGATCCTTCAGTAAAAAATAATTTAAAAGGTTCTGTTACAAATTCATTTCGTTCATTTATGGGATTGGGATTATTTTCTAATTTATTACTTAACCATATGTTATGACCCCATTCTAAAAGCATTGTATAACCAATTCTAAAATATAAAATATCAAATATTTGAAGTTGTTCTAATGAATATACTTTAATTTTTACTGTTGCTTTTTGTAATGCTCCTCTATTATAAAAACTAACATCTGCTGATTCAATTGAGGGCATAGGGATAAAACCTTTTGAACCAATACCTCCCCACCCGTAAGCAGCAATTGTACTTATATAATCAAAAGCACCAGAACCTCCATTATCCACAATTCCAAATTTAAAATTTGGATTCAAATTATTATCAACTCCTACAGTACCACCAAATAAAACGCAAGATTTAGCTAATTCCATTCCTGTAAGATTTTGATTTATACCTCTTTCACTTAATTGATTTCTACCTTGAGATAATAAGTCACTTGTTGCTTTTTCTTGAGCAGCAGGATTGATTATATCATATGTGGTTTTTTTACCATCAGATGATGTTACTTGTGTTGTTACTCCAATGGGAGATGAACTTGTACCTACGTTAATAGAGGAAGCTAAACGTAAAAACGCGCTACTATTGTTTCCATAGACTAGATGAGAATCGTTTTTATATCTTGCTCCTAAAAAATTTTGTCTAGTTTCAATTTGTTTAATAACATCTTCATCAAAAACTTGACCTGTAATGTTTCCATTTTTTGGCATATTATATTCTATTTAATGTATTAAAAAGACTTTTTGCAAGTGATACATTATACGGAATTCTTATTTCAACTCCAACAGGAATAAATAAAGAATTTTGAGGAATGATATCGGGGTTACCAGAAGCAATAATCCACCAAAGATTAACATCACCATAAAATAATTGAGCTAATAAATCTAATCTATCACCTATAGTAGTAATAGCATAAGTATCATTAACATCTTTAGGCAATTCAGGATACCGGGTACTTTTTTGAATAGGGAGTATCTTGTTACCTTCGGCTTCTGAAAAGGGGATTAAGGGAACATTTGTGTATCTACTGTTCATAATTTTTATATTTTATAACAAACTAAATACTGAGTTTTGGGCGGCAATTGCTCCTAATTGGTCGGAGGTAAGGGGTGTTGATACAGTTTGAGATTGAGGTTTAAGTTGAGTGAAGTTATAATATCCACCCGCATTATTGTTTGGATCTCCTGTTTTACCAAACGATATAAAAGGTGCATTAACATTATTTCCACTTCCTGATATAACAAATTTGTCACTAACTGTTTGAGGGATAAAGTTATGGATTGGTGTAAATTTAATACTTTTAACATTAATAAGTTTAGGCATAACATACGCATTCTCTTCTTCATTTCCAAGGTCATTTCTAGCTATATCCCATCCACCTTCGTCATCAATATCAAACCCAACACCTTTTATTATTCCGGGGAGGTCAGTAATATAATCTCCTATTGTAATTTTAACTAAATTACCACGCATAAATCCTCCTTCAGTATAATCAGGAGCCATTAATGAGGCCAAATAATTTAATTTACTATATACTGAGGATTGTTCTGCTCGGGATAATACAGGTACTTGGAAACTAAATCCCATGTCTCTACTAAATCCATTATAACTAAAGAATTGTTCTCCTCTACCCATATATGATGTTCCTTTCCAGTCAGCACCATAATCATCGGATAATCCTGTTAAATAGGCTCTAAAATGAATATAAGTATTATTACCTGATCCATCATTGTTAATTTTTTGGATATAAAAAGGAACAGTATCGTTTAAATATTTTTTATCAGGACCGTCTTGACTTTGATATAGTGGACTTGTAGTTATTGTATCAACTAGTCCTCTGCTTCTCACAGCTTGGGCTGCTTTACGTTGTACGTTCGTTTTATACGTTGGCATTTCACCATAAGTACTTTCCCGCGTAAAAGTAGGATTTAAACCAAATGTAAAAGTATTTCTAACATTTACTCCTGTTGGTGCTAATGCTGTGTTTTCAACATATGAGGCAGGGTTGATAAAAGTCCATTTTTTAACATTACTCCCATATTGTCTAATATTTTGACTAAGGAGTAGGGTTTGTTCTTTAGCAATAAATTGTAAACCTTGTTCAGATATTAAAAATTTACTAATTCGTTCAGTATCTTTAAGAGTAGAACGAGTTAATACTCCTTGCCCTCTATATAAACTGTCAATTAACGTTTGGGGTGTTTGAGCAGTGTCTAATGAAGGAAGAGGTGTAGTTACTAAAGGTTTAGTTCTAGCTCCATTACCCATAACCCCGTTATTATCAGGGGTACCAGCGTTCCAAGAAACTTCCCGAGGACCATAAGTATAGCCCTTGCCTTTATAAAATTTAAAGGAGTCTGGTTCCGTAAGTAATGTAACTAAACCCATAATTGGTAGTTACTTAGGTTGATTATTAACGTATTTTTCTGGAGTTTTTCCGTCCAAATCTAATCTAGATTGTTTAGCAAAGTCTTTTTCTAATCTTGCTTTTTGTTGGTTGTAAATTTTTGGAGTTAAACCACTTAAACTCAACGTGTTTTTAGATAATAAATTTAAGATTCCCATTGTTTTTTTGTTTATAAATATTAAAAAATTTAACTTATTGTTGTTTGTAATTAGATAATGCTAATGTAGTTCCTACTTTATTACCATCAATCATTACAGCACCTTCTTTAGATAAAATTTGTTGTAATAAAGCTGATACTCTTTGTAATTCTGCTACTACAGGTCCGCCACCACCACTAGCTTTACCAGCATCAGGACCTGAGGCAACATCGTTTCCAAATAAATTGGTTCCTGCTACGATTGTATCTTTATTATTAAATGAAATTGCCCCTTCAGGACCATATAATACTCTATCACCGTAACCATTACCTCCTGAAGTTGGTGATATAATACCATCATTCATGTATTTGTAAGCTAAAGCAGCAACAGCAGCAGCAGCGGCTATACCTAAAGCTACACCGACAACAGGAATTGCAGATAACGAGCTAATTACTTTCATAGCTGCTATACCTACAGATCTCATTAATCCTTGTTTTTCTAAAAGTGCTCTTTTTTGTTCCATGCCACCCATTGCTGCTTGATATCCTAATTGAATTCCTTGAGCTATTTTAATAGCTACTTGGATTCCTTTTACAACATTTGCCATAGCAGTATAAGCTTTCATAGCAATGTTAATTCCTATTTGTGCTGCTCTAATAGCAATTACAGTACCCGCAATTCCCATCATTACTTTTCCTACCATATCGGCTTGGGAAAAAACTTGAACTAAGGCACCGAAAATACCCATTCCTTCATTTTTTGCTTTTGTAAAATTCTCTATTAAACCAGCAGCTTTATTTACAACAAGCGTCATTAGATCTAACATAGGAATGAAAATCATATCAATAAGAGGTTGAGCAGCTGCCTGTAATTTAATCATAGCCTGCTCAAATTTAGTCATATTGTCAGCACCATTAGCAGCTGCTAAGGTTCTTGCTTCTTCCATATTTTTTAAACTTTCTGCTACTGAAGCCATAGTAGTCATAGCATCTATCCCTTTATTTTGAGTATCTAATAAATCTTGATTAGATGCTTCATTTTGTTTTTGGGTAACAAGCATTTTAGACATTTCTTCACCACTCATTCCTAATGATTTAGCTAATGCTTCTTGTTGGATACGGTTCATATTACCATAATCAGCAGCTGTAATACCTTGGTCAGCTAAAGCTTCCATTAGTGCAACGTTGTCACCATTTAATGCTGCTTCTCTTGCTTTTTCAAGATTTAATTCTTTACCAGTTAACAATTCTGCTTCCATTTCAGCAGCAATTGAATCTTCAATATTTAATAAGCTATTTGCTATGTTTTCAACTTGGTCCAGTTCTAAACCTAATTTTTTAGCTTGAACAACAGCTGTAGTTATTGATTTAGAAAATCCACCTGATGATAGTAGCATTCGGTTTGAAACTTTGCTAACACCTTCCATGACTTGTTTCATGCTGACATTAACTTTTAAGGATTTTATTGATTCTTGAGCGGTTATAGCTATATTTTTTGCTACTGTTCCAGCTTCTGCACCTGTTAATTTAGACATCTGGTGGATACGTCCTAAAGTTGCAGCTGTAATACCTCCATGGACATTTAATTTCATAAAGGTTTTCATAGTGCTGTTACTAAGTTTTTCAACACCACCAATTTCACCATATATAGCTTCAGCAGAGGCTACTGATTGTTCACGGGTCATACCCATAGCACTACCAATAGCTCTAGCGGAACCTGCTACTTTATTAGCCATTGAAGAAGACATTCCTAAACTTCTACCAAAGTCCATAGTCTCTTGACTAATATTTGCTAATAAATCACGTGCTTCTTTTGCTTTTTCTTTAAATTTTTGAAATCCAGCAACTAACATTCCTAATAAAGCCATAGGACCTAATGCTACTTTAAGAGCTGCTCCAAAGGAAGTTGCTGCTATTCTCATTTTTCCAAAAGCACCAATGGATTTTTGACCACCATTAGTAGCTTCATAAATTAACTTTTTAGATTTTTCAGCAGCATCTGAAAATACTTTTCCAATCCCACTGGCTCCCATTTTATCAAATATTTTTCCTAAATTTCCAGTTAGTGTTACAAGACCTCTTTCAGCATTTTCTAAGTTTTTTCGAGTACGGAGTTGTTCTTCTAAAATAGCATTATTATCTTTATTAAGCTGTGATGCTTGCTCTAATAATCTAATCTGTTCAGCTTCAGGAGTTAAGATAGCTTCAGCAGCTGCTAAACTTTGTTGTTGAGTTTCTAAAAGTGCTTGTGCTTCTTCTACAAGTGCGTCAGCACCTTGCACACCTGCTTTTTGTTGTTGTACATATTTAGCTAAAGATTTTTCAGCTTCCTTAACAGAATTTACTTTAGTTTTTAAACCATTTACTTCATCTTTTAAGGAATCACCACCTTTTTTATATAAAGCTAATGTTTGTCTTTCTATATCATTTTGTAATTTAGAATTTTTTGATATATCTTTTTGAACTTCTTTTACGGAATCATATTCCGATTTCATTGATTTTGTTGCAGATGCTACGGCTTTAATATTATCTAAAGATAATTTATCTAATGATCCTTTTTCTCTATATACTTTAAGAAGATCAGACATTGAATCTTGGAGAGATTGTACTAAATTAAGTTGTTCCGATATAGATTTATTTACATCGTCAACTGCTTTTTTCTGTATTTCTTCTTTTTTAGCCATTTAGTATAAAGTATATGTTATAAATATTAAAAGGCACCAGAATTTGATGCCTTTTTAATACTTTTATTTTAATTTACTTCTATCGGGGTTTGCCCAATCTAAAGTTGTTTTTCCATTTTTACCAGCCGCTTTATTATGTGCTTCTTGTTTTGCTTCTGATTCCTGGTTAATGGAGTCTTGGATAAACTTAAAAGTAATATTTCTTAACCAAACAGGCATGTTATAAACAGTATCATAATCATACCCACCTCGTCCATAAAATAGTATTTCGTGGATTTGTTTAAATAAAAGAAATCTATACTCTTGCGTCAGGCCAAAAAAATTGGACCTGCATGGGGACAGTGACCTCCTCCTCACCATTTACCCCATCATGTACAAATGACATTTTAATATCAGGTTGTGTTTCTTTTATATGATTTCTAAAAGCTGATGAATCACGAGCTAAGAAATAATTATCAACAAATTCACGGATTGTTTTTTGATCCGATTCACCGTCAACTGAAATGATCTGGTGTTTTAATCGTGTTGATACATCTGCTGAAGCATTTTTATTAAGTCTTTTAAGACCTTTATTTTCTGCTTCAATTGATTTTTCGTCTTTTGATGTTAAATATTTAAAAGTAAGTTTATTTTTTCCTGTTGGTGTTTCAAATTCAAATTCATTAACACCTCTAGTTACTATTTCTTCATTTAAATAAACAGAAGGTAATTGATTAAGATCTACAATTATTTCTTCTCCTTCATATGTAAAAGGATAATCTTTACCATATCCTAAAACACGAGAAGCAATCATAATTGCATTTTTATCTCCAATTAATAAATCTTCCCAATCGAATTTAGTTACTACAAGAGATTGTAATAATTTATCAATTACTATTCCTTGTTTAATGTAATTCATATTGGTAAGAATGTCTTCTTCCTTAGCGGTCATGTATTTTATTTCAACAGTACCATCTGCTAGTGGATGACCTTCAGGATAAAGTAAACCTTTTGAAGGTAATTCTACAATTTCTGTAGGGAATTTTAATTTTTTTTCTTCCATAATTTTTATTTATATAACTTTGTTATCGTATATAAATATATGGGAAAAAAAGAAGCTCGCAAAAAATGCGAGCTCTTTTCGATTTATTTTTAATTTTCTTATTAGAAATTCAATACGCAATAATCTGGTTGAACAACCATTGTAAGGTTTACTGCTGTATCTGCTGTATCCCAGTTATATTCACCAAAGTTAGCACTTGTGATAAAACATCCTTTTAAGATCCATTCTGAAACGATATCACCTACTGGTCCTAATACGTTAAAAGTTAAATCTTTTTTATACATATCAGAATAACCATCACGTCCCGTTACTGATTCGTGGTGTAAACGTACCCATTCCATTACTGCCTGAGCACC